TGAACTGATATATGCCCATTAAATTGTTTCCCTCTATTGCATAACGACTACGGCCATAATTAGACTCTAATGCTGCTTGAGCTAGGAGTAGTTTTCTTGGTATTCTGTCTTCTTTCTTAATGTTTTTTTCTAAATAATCCGCGCATTTATTGACGGATTGAATGAATTCTTTGTTATTAGTGTAGCCAAAGGCGGGTTCTGAAAATGCAACAAACAATATAATAAATACCCAAATGAAGGTTATGATGATGTACAGCATATAATCTTTTAAATTATTCACGTGTCCTCCTGCGATGTTAGTTGATTTATAAACTTATCTATTTAGATAAGGTGCAGTCCTATAGCTGCTTATTGGTTCATATTCTTTCATTGTGTTCATTTTTTAGGTTTTGTCAACAGTAGTTAAATTCTTGATATTGTAGTATTTATCTACTCTTTCTAAAAATTCGTGCATATATTTTTTAAGTTCTTCTCCCTCTATAATAAATTCTTGATAATAACTATCTGGTGTAACCATCATAATAACTCCTTTTTGAATTGAAGTTCCATAAACTGTATTGTGCGACATTGCATATGCTGCAAGTTGTAGACAATATTCGGTTATCCACTCTCTTCGCTTCGGTTTATTTGACTGTTTAAAGTCAATAATACTGTCCTTTCCATCATGCACTGCAACCATATCAGTAGCTCCCGCATACAAATCTGGGTAAAATAGGGTAGCTTCTGTGGCGTAATATTCGCTGACTTTATCTTTCAATCCTTTCTCAAAGATAGTTTGTGCCATGTTATGTGCATTACGACCTGTGACTGTTAGATCAAGATAACCTTGCCCTGTTATATAATGTTCTAAAATTGTATGCATCGCCGTTCCACGATTCGCTGCGGTTGTAACTACTTTCTGCGCTTCGGTAGCACCAACGCGTTGTTTCCACGCATCAAGTGATTTTCTTTTTTCTTCCGGCATCGTTGCAGAAAGAATGGTGGTTACCGATGGTAATTTTGTTGCACCAATCTCATAGTGTCGTTTGTCATTAATTAACGATCTAATGGATTTAGGGTAAATAAATTTAGGATTGTGTTTCATATATTTCTAATATTTTTTTACACATATTAATGGTTACTTGACCTTTAATCCAATTAGCTCGTGAAGAACAAAAAACAATATTATCAATAGTATATGGCTTATTATTATCTAAACGATCAATTGAAATTTGATTTCCTCTTATTTGTTCTCTATTTCTTTTATGAAAAATAGGTTCATTTGTGTAGATACAATTTTGTCCATATTTTAATTTATGTTCTTCCCATTTTTTTATTAGTTGTTTATATGTAAATTCAACCGCATAAACTTTTCCTCTGTCTTTTCCATCATCGCTTGCTTCTTTTCTACTTACCATATTACGATAAATAGATTGTAAAAAACCATTTTCAGTTGATAAAAATTTACTTTTTCTAATATAATCACATTTTTTGCAATTACTTCTTATTCCATTTTTTTTCCAACAATCTTTAGTAAATTCGGATTTAGGTTTTACAATTAAACATTTGGTGCATTTTTTTTCTTTCATTAATGTAATGTGTTGTGATTGTAAGGTTCTATATTTTCAGATTGTTTTAAAACAGTATTAATAACTTCTCTAAATTCACCAGGATGTTTAAATACAGTTTTATATAGTCTTAAAGATTGTGCCATCATCGTAGATGCAACCATCTGTGGTTCATTGGTTCTTAAAACTAATTCAACCATCTTATCAAACAATTCTGCATAGATCATTTCAAGTTCTAGCTCTTTATTTTTTTTATTTTTTCTCATAAACCAATAGATCTAACATCACTTTCAATATAAATTTCATTTAGTTCTTTATTTTTTATTTCATACAAAGGTGCTTTAGTTTTAAATGAACTACCATCAGTTCTAAAACGATCTTCTCCTTTTTTATAAAATTCACATTTTAAAAAGAATTCATCTTTTGGCAGCCAACCACATATCTGAATTGTTCTGTCTTTTTTTACAATGCTGTTGAATATGTAAATGTCATTTGGAAAATCTTTTTGATAACCAACGAAGTTGTGAACGTAATCTGGTTTCATATAAACTGTTCGGCCCATAGTTTTGATATCTACTTTTTTTCCATTGATAACAATATCCACGATCCCCGCTTCGTTATACTCGGGTAGTTTACCATAAACGATGTCATAGATTACTGCTTCGCCAATGATTCCTGTGTATTGTTGTTCTTTATTTCCGTTCGCGCCAATAGATCTATTACCAAAATTTCTTTTGTTAACAGTATCCCAAGCGAACTTACAAAGATCTTCTCTCAACTTTATGTTCAACATTTTATATTTTTGGTGGCCTCATACTGTACATTGCTATGATTGTGAGAACAAAACTAACTAAAATTACTAAATCAATAATAGCCATTAGTACATCATGATAGTTAAGATTAATAACAACCACATACAAATAACAAATAACAACCAATAGTTTGGTTTAAAATTATCTAATTTCATACAATGGCTCCTGTGTCATCAATGTTCTCTAACATTTCTTCTTCTGTGAATGTTATCTCACCTTGTGATTTACAGTTTTTACATTGATATACTTCTCCGTAGCAATCTCTACGATATCCATTACCACCACAATCGTGGCAGATAATTTTACGAGTTTTGTTTTCCGTTTCCATTTGCTTTCTCTCCTCTATTTTCTTTATAGAACTTTAAAAGTTTATCTACCATTTTAGATCTAGTTCTATTTGTTCTTTCTGCTTGTATTCCAAGTTCTTTCCAAGTTGTTATTGCAACAGATAAGGACTTGTATTTAGACGGGTTTGCCATTTTCTTCTCCTTTTGTTAGTTTTTTTCTATATAATATTCGTAAACGGGTTTTTTATTTTGATCTCCTGCTTCAATTTTTTTTTGATACAAAGTGACTAAACTAGTCTTTTTTTCGAACTTTAAAAGATCTTCTGAAAATTTTCTAAACTCATATTTATTTTTAGAATCTTCAGCGTAAAAACCTTTGTAATACACCATTTTTTCACCTTTTTTTGCGGATGCAGCCCAGTTTTCTATTTCTTCAAACGTTATCATATTTTTTCTTTCTGTTGGTTTCATAATAATATGGGAAGATATACTAAAAAAACAAGTGTTGCAAGATAATTATTTTTAGGGTATTGTGGAGATCTCTTCTCACACCTTTTGTTTGCTCGTCCTAGTACAACTAGGGCGGGCATTCATTATCTTCTTCCCTGACCTTTATATTCTTTTCTACTACTACGTTTATTGGGTCTTTTAGAATGACGACCTGGTCTTTTTTTATTGGTATGTTTAATGAATGTACCAGAACCTGATTGAACTTTACGCGCCACTATTCTTTAATTTCCTTAATTCTTTTAATGCCATGTTTATCTGTTTCTACAATGGCTTTTACTTCTTTACAACTCCAATCAACATTTGTTCCTGGATTTCTTTCAACTTTTCTCTTTTGTTCTAAACATTCTGCAAGACTAGCTTTAGGTGAATAACCCTCTAATTTATTATTCATATACATTAATAATGCAAAAACGGCTTCGATCATTACTTACCTTTTGTAGCATCTAATTGTTTTTCAAGTTTTTCTACTTTCTTTTCTAATTGAGCTATCAATACTTTTGTGTGAACATTTTCTTCTAATTGTTTAGAATGTTTATCTAATGCTTTAGCTTGATACTCAATTAACATATACATCTCTTGATTCTTTGGAGTTTGTTCTGCCTTTTTTAAAAGGTCTTGTGCCATTAATTTTTCATTAGTCTCAAGTCTATTTAATCTTTCAACGATCCCAAAATACGTCCATACCGCTACAACAATAGCAGATATGATAGCTACTATATTTTTAATAGGTAAAGCTACCTGTGTTTGATCACTTAATTTTAATTCACTCATGTGGTTTCTCTGTTATCATTCCTATTCTTTTACTATTTGTAATAGGAATGTATTTAATAACTCCGTTAATATATTGTTCTACTTCTTCACCACACAAAGAACATCTGTAGAAATCTTTATATAAGAATAGCAAAGGTGATAATAAATTGCAATAGGGACATATACCATGCTCAATTTTAGCAGCTAACTGTAATGGTGTTCTAAATTTTTTCGTTTTTCTTGGCATCTATATTATAGAACATATCATCTGTGTCTTCTAATTGCCAACTTCTATTTTCTACATTCCATTCTGTAGTTTGAACTTTATAATCCGGCCAATGTTTTGAAGTTGTAAAGCTAGGAATACTCCACAAAATACGATTATTAGGTTGAGCTGCAAAAAAACCGTTATCAAGAGCCAAAACGTGAGCACACTTATGCTGATCAGGTATTTCGGAATGTTCAGTATCCAAGATATTAGGTTCTGGATGTGCCCAATCAATTGTAAATAAATATTGTCCATGAATAAATTTTTTATCTTTACCTAAATATTTACAGCGCTGCCCGATTAAAAAATCAAAAGTAGTAATAGCAGGATAATAACTAAATGAATTCCATAACTCAAGATCTTCGAGATCTGGATGTTCCATTTGTCCTTGATGCACAGTACCGCTGCTTCCTCCTTGAATAAAAGCAGAGATAGGAAGCCGCCAATATATTGCACCATTCGTAAGTAAAGCATGAAATAAGATCGCACGCCCTGGAATACTTGCAATACCAATGACCACACAATCTTCAGTTTCGCCATGATGTTTTCGTAAGTCATATAAATACTCTCTCCTTATTTTACAATAAATCGGTGGTATATTAGCATTTAAATAAGACATTGTATATTATTTAATATCACCCCAATTATCTCCTAGTTCACAATCTACTTTATTTGGTATTTTTAATTTAACTGCATTTTCCATAATTTCTATTATTTTATTCTTTGTTTCTTCAGAATCAACAGATATATCTACTTCGTCATGTATTTGCATATGTGGTATAATTCCATTTTCATACAAAGCTACCATAGATTTTTTAGTCATATCTGCAGCAGATCCCTGTATTAATTTGTTTAAAGCTTTATAAGTAAATGCTCTTTTTAAAAAATCTCCATATTTCTTTTTAGCTTGTTCAAGTGGAAGTGGAGTATTGACACCAAATTCAATTGGTTGCCAAAGATCAAATCTACAAATTCTACCACCTAGTGTTCTAATTCTTCCATCTCTCTCTGCTTTCCTTGTTGTATTATCCATACTCTTTTTAACAAAAGGAGCTTTAGTGTGATATTGTCTAATTAATTTTTCAGCATCATCTTTCATTAAACCTAGTTCAGCCATTAATTTATTTTTACCCATACCATACATTAATCCAAGATTAATTGTTTTTGCTTGCGATCTTTCAATCCCTGCCATCTTTGCAACACTTGCATGAAAGTCTGCTTCTCCTGATTCATATGCTTTTGCAATTTCATCAACACCTTCTAAATTTTGTAGGATTGCGTAATGAACTAGTATTCTTGGTTCTTGTTGTGAATAATCAAATACTCCCCATTTACAATTTTCTTCTGGAATAAATATAGATCTAATCAATGGACCTAATTCTTTATGTCTTACCGGAATCTGTTGTAGGTTTGGATTAGACATTGAAAATCTTCCAGTAACAGTTCCACCATCATCAGATCGTATTTGATTTATCTCGGCATGTATTCTACCTTTGAAAGAATGTTTTGTAATTGTGTCTATAAAAGTTGTGTGCGCTTTATTTATCTCTCTTGCGTTTGCAATTGATTGTGCAAGTTCATGAGGATGATTTGCTAAAAAGTTTCTTGTAAAACTTGGAGCTCCTGTTTTTTCTGTTTTATCATATGGAAGTTTAAGTACATCAAATGCCTTTGCAATAGATGCTGCGGCCCATAATTCTACATTAACTCCTGTTAACTTATTGATTTTTAACAATAATTTCTTTTCTTCTTCTACTAATTTATTCTTAATTTTTTCTGCTTTTTCTAAATCAACTCTTACTCCTTTGAATCTCATGTCTACAAGGCAAGGAAATAATTTTGTTTCTAAATTAAAAACATCCCATGCTTGTTCATTTTCTAATTCTATTTTCATACGTTGCCAAAGTTTTAATGTAGCTTCTGCATCTCTTTCTGCGTACTGGCCAACAAACATAGATGGAAGTTTCCATAAATCTTTTTTAGGATTGATTCCATATTCTTTCGCTGCTTCGTTTAAAACTTTTTCATCTTTACCTAAACCACAATATTCTTTTGCTAGTGTATCTAATCTATAACTTAATCTATTTTCATTAACTAAAGATGCAGCTATCATTGTATCTACAATTCTACCTTTAATTTCTATTCCATAAGATCTTAACCAACACACATCATAAATTGCATTATGAAATATAAATGTAGCATCTTGTTTAAATAAATCTTGTAACCAATTTAAAACTAATTTCTCATCCATATTACCACCAAGATGATGACCAAACGGATAATAACCTGACCAACCTTCTACAGCTACAGCAACACCAACTATCTTACCATTTTTAATTACGTTCCCCGATCCAAGTTCAGTTAAATAAGGATCATATGTTTCAAGATCCACAGCTATTTCTTTATGACCGCGTAAATCTTTTAATTCTTCCGGCATTACCCATTCCGTTTCCGGAACAAATAAAGGTTGTTGAAAGGTTCGTGTCATTTATCTTTATAATCTCTTTCTAAAATCATTTCTAAATAATGAATTGCTTTTAATATATCTTCCTTCTTACCTTTTAATCTATGACGACAAATGTATTTAATTGCATTGCCTTCTGCAAAAGGTAAATTGTTTTCATTAATAAATACAGATGGTTGTATTACCATTTGTTTATAATGTTTACCACCTACTTGTCTAAAGAATGTTTTATTGCTCATATTTTTATTGTGGTAGTTGTTGGTTTAACAGGTAAAAAAAACATGGGAATCGAAAGACCTGAACCAACTTTGCCGATGCAAGAAGCTACCACTCTCCCCAAATGCCTTCTCTCTATCCCATTCTGTAACATCATATCAAATATGCCTTGTTGAAATCTCTTGGTTCTATTATGTGAAGTTCTTTTTTAGCTCTTGTGCAAGCAGTATAATATAATCTGTGTAATTCATCTGGATCATATTCATTTTGTCTTATAGCTGCTGCTGTTAAATCTGTTAGAATACAAATATTATCTCTTTCACCACCTTTGAATGAGTGGATTGTAGACATAAGAATTCTAGGAGTTTTATTTATCTTCTCACCATTTGCTCTCATATTACGAATATAATTTTCTGTAATTGTATCAACACCTTCAAATGACTTATACCATACTTCATTTGTAAGTAAACCATGTTTTTGCATACAATCATTTATTAAATAACTTTCTTCAACTTTTAATGTTTTAGCATCTCTATATTGTGGTGCAACATAAGCTCCAAGATATTTGTATATATTTTTAATTTGTAAATAATTTAAAGGCATACCATTTCTAAAATCTTCCCAATTACTTAAAGCCACTAATAATTCTAATTTAATAGAGTTAAATCCTTTGTATTGATAGTACCAACCCTGTAATTCACATAATTCTTTTACACCATCTAAAAAATAATTAGCTGATGCAAGAACTGTCCATTCTCCTTTAGACATATCCAACTGTGTAATATCTGTATGATATTTTAAAATGCCTGTTTCTTCACGTGGTTTATAGTCTTTTTCATATCTATTCTTAATTCTTGATATAATTCTTTGTGATAATTCATGTATAGGACCACCAGGAATACGATAAGATTGATTAAGTATCTTAATCTCGTCCACCTCATCTTTCATCGCTATAAAGTGATCTACATCGGCCCCAGCCCATTTAAATATAGCTTGATCATCATCCCCTGCAATGTATGTTTTTTCTGCGTTTTTCCATATAGATTTGACCATTTCCCACTGTAAATGTGATAAATCTTGTGCTTCATCTATGAATAATACTTTAAACTTTGGTGATAAATCTCTCTCAACAAACTCTTCTATTAAATCAGTATAATCTTTTAATCCTTTTTCTTTCTTATATCTTTTTAATTCTTGATCTAACAAAAATAAAGTATCTCTTTCTATATCTAATAAATTGTTTCTTAAATCATAACAATCCATTAGATCTATTTTTTTAATTCTAGCTGTATTAATGATAGTTAAGTATTCATTATCTGAATTGAAGATACCATTCTCATCAGAATAAGATGCAGTCTTTATTGGTATATTGCATTTAATCCCAAACTCTTTGTAATCTTCTGGGCTCATCATTCTATCTTTAGTCATACTTAACATTTTAAATGCTAAAGAATGAAGTGTTTTAAAATATATTAAATCATGTTCTATACTTAATCCAAATTTTTCAGAAGCTCTTGTTGCTGCTTCTCTTGCTGCTTTCTTTGTAAAAGAAAAATAACCTATCTCCTGTGGTCGTGTTCCACTTTTTATAAATTCATCAACCAAGTTTAATAATGTTGTAGTCTTTCCTGTTCCTGGTGGTCCTAATATTATTGTTCTCATTAAAAATGTTCCTCGTGATATTTAACTTGTGATATTGTTGTGTCTATCTTCTTCATTGTTTTAATCTTAACTAATCTAGGTTCTTGACCTTTAATCTTCATTCTAACTTCTTCTATAAATATAGTTTTCAATTGTTTTAATAAGTTACCTGTCTTTGCCTTATCCATTTCCCAATGATTCTTTTTGCAGAAATTAAAAAAGTCTTCCATTCTAAAGTATGTAAATTCTCTTCTGTCATCTGTGTATGGAAGTTTATTAAATATATCATCCATCGTTCTTGCATTCTGTCTATTTGTAGTCCAATCTTGTAATAAAGATGTTATCTGATTCATTGGATCTAACGATTCTAAAGGTTCTACTGTTTGCATTTTATCTATTAATGGTTTTAAATAAAACTCTCTCCAATCTTTATCTTTAAGTTTAGGTATAACAAGATCTGCTTTTTCAAGTATTGCAATAGAGAACATAACTGGATTTGCTAAATGTTCTGTTTTTAATTCTATTCTTTTTTCCTCATCTCCTTCTCCTACATTTAAAAAGTACTGTGGTGGATTAGAATTATATTTTATTAAGTTATTTAAAGAAGGCATACTCTCTTCATCTAAACCTACACCAAACTTTTTAGTTCTACACAATGATGCATTACAAACATCTACAATAGGTGGAAGTTTACATCTGTATTTGTCATAACCTTTTCTACCAATTGATTTTAATAACTGTTGTACTTCACTATTAGGTAATGGTGGATTCATGTAATTTAAGTTAGCCGCAACGACTTTATCTTGCCAAAAATCTGGATCAGATTGTTTAAAATATATGGCGATATTAAACAATGCATTATTCCTAGATCCTTCGCCAAAGCCGTCGCGAGCTAATCTATTTAAACATGGAGGCCCATCTTTAAATGCTTCTTCTATCTTCTCTTCTTTGATTTGAATCTTCTCAACTTCTTCCCTGCTGCAAGCATAAACATCATAGAGCTTATAAAATTCCTCAAGTGATACAGCGGAGCCATTATCGTCGAACGCATATCTTAATCCTTTGGTTTGGTTATGGTAGGGTAGATTTAAAAAATTACCTGTGTCCCCACGTTCCACAAGTATTTCAGTTTGTTTAGGGAATATCTCAACTCCTTGATATCCTAATGCATCTGAAATCTTTTTAAGTGTAGACTGCATCAATGATGCAGTTATGAATTCTTTAGTAAATAAAAATATATGTGCTCCACCAGACTTTGATCTAAATACTATAAGTGGAAGTTTTAAATCTCTTATCTTTTTAATTAATTGAGCATGATTAAGATTATACTGATCAACATCAATACAACCCCACTTACAGTTGTTATCTTCATTAATAGGAATAATACCAAGAGCAGGATCAACACCATTAAGATGATCTTCCCATAGTTTATCAACAACTTCTTTTCTAACAATAAATGCTTTTCCTTTTTGCTTTCCATTTTCTCCGCGCTCACCTTTTTGATACTGACCATAAGCTGTTTTAAAGCCAGTAAATATTTCTTTAAATTTTTCTTTCATAAACTGCCATATGTTTTGGGGCCCGTATTACCGAGCCCCGTTTCTTAATTAACCTAGAACGGTACGTTCTCTGTTATCTTCTCTTCTACATCAGCTCTTGTTTGCACCGATCCTTTTTTTACGTCACCAGAAAAACCTTTTGCACTCAAGTACAAAGATTTATCTTTGGTTTCTAAAATTCGATCTTGTGTTACTACCCAACCATACCAACTACCTTTATCATTTTTTTGTAAGTTAGATGATAAGTTGTATACAACACCATGCATTGGAGGAACTGCAAATCCGCCTTTACCGTCAGAGATCTGAACAGTTTTCATCATTGCGTTCCACTTCTTGCTCACATTGAGTTGAGTTGACTTCATGGTAATTAAAGCTGGGGTATAACCACCTGCTTTAGTTTCTACCATTACATAGTAAGATGCAGTCTCTTCTAAATAGTTACCATTTGGTAATCTAATTTTAGATCCTTCTCTCTTACCTGTAGCTATCACTGGACTGTTGGGAGCATGTAATGCAACCGGAGCTGCAGATCCTTCTCCTCTATCAGACCATTCTGGATAGTCTTTCTTATAGTAACAAGGAATAACTTTAATTCCTTTTTTACCATCATACAGTTCATTCGTAACTGTATTGTATATGTTTCCAGGTTTAGCGCCTGTAACATATTTAGAATCACCTTCAGTTACCTGTGGTGATAGTTGACCAAGTATTCTTATGAAAGGTAACGCAAGATCTTGTTGCGTCATGTTTTCAAAACCTTTGTCTAGATCATCTCCAAACAAAGCGACAGAACCATTAGTCAACGGTTTTTTTACCATTGCTTCATTAGCCATCATCGTTTCTCCATTATTTACGGGTTATTTTTGTTGTGTCTTTAATCCAAGTACTAAAGACATCAGAAGGCATGTCGAGCCCGGACTCGACACGCTCCTGAAATAAAGCTGTCAAAGTGTTCCAAGCCACATCAGATTTCTGATTTGGTTCAAAACCATTTGACGCTGCAAGGTCCAACAAACGTTGTGCCTTGTCATCTTCGCCACGACCAAAGGTCACAATTACATTATTTTTAATAATGTCACCTAGACCGTTTTCACGAAGCCAGTTATACGCTGATTGTCTTCTCTCATCTTCTTTAGGGAGAGTACATCTGTATTCTCTTTTTACAGTTACAGATGATCCATCAGCAAGTTTCAAAGAAGTTAAACCTTGTTCTGCAAGCAGTTCGGGTATCACTCTTGAACTAATATCGTCAGCCATTTTTTTTAAATTATCTACGTGTTCTTCAGCACGCTCAATATCATCTTGTAAACTTTTTAGTTTTTGACATTCTGCTGCTATCGTAGTTACTTCCACATTATCTAAAAGATCTGTTGAATCTTCTAGCATCATACTCTTTACATCATCACTCATTGTGTTCCTCATTGTTGTTATCCTTTCTGATAGAGATCGAATTCTATTGGGTAATATTTAAACTCTCTACGATCCCATTTCAAGAGCTTAAATTGGCCATTGGTCATGTCACTTGCTATAGCACAGGAAATACCAATGACCGCCGGATCTCCTGTAAGCAATATATAATCTTGCTTCCTAAAATCTTTCAAGTTCTTTCGCATCTTAAATACGAAAGGTGCTGCATTAAATGCAACTTGATCAAAGTACGCAAGACATATAACTAAATATCCAAAATTAGATGCGCTTAATATATTTATGTTAGCTGGTGGATGTTGTAATACATACACAAAATTTTCATTAGGATTTTCCTTAATGAACTCTAGAAACTCTGTTAGACTTTTGTCTTTATATAATTCAAATATTTTATTTTTCATTCTATTATTTCTCTCTTGACAAATCATATAATGATCTTTATTTAATAAGTCAATAGAAAGAATTTAATTATTTATGGTTAGAGATTATAGATTTAAAACCAAGCCGTATGAGCATCAATTAGTTGCTTTAGAAAAGTCTTGGGATAAAGAAGAGTATGCTTATTTTATGGAAATGGGAACTGGAAAATCTAAAGTTCTTATTGATAATATAGCTATACTATATGACAAAGGTAAAATAAATGCGGCGTTAATTATAGCACCAAAAGGTGTTTATAGGAACTGGTTATCTTCAGAAATTCCTACACATATGCCTAGCCATATACAATATAAAAGTGTACTATGGACGGCTTTAACATCCAAAACAAAAGATAAAGAGTATCAATCTTTGTTTGAAACAGACTACAACCTTCACATCTTTATTATGAATGTTGAAGCTTTATCAACTACAAAAGGTTTAACTTTTGTACGTAAGTTTTTATCATGCCACAATACTTTAATTGCTGTAGATGAATCTACAACTATTAAAACACCATCAGCTAAAAGAACTAAATCAATTTTAAAATTATCAGAGCTTGCTAAATATAGAAGAATACTTACAGGTTCTCCTATTACTAAAAGTCCATTAGACTTATATACTCAATGTGGTTTTCTTAATGAAGAACTACTTGGTTTTAGTTCTTACTATGCATTTAGATCTAGATATGCACATATGATAGAAAGAAACTTTGGTGGTCGTAGGGTTCAAATAGTTAAAAGCTATCAAAGACTAGATGAATTATCTAAATTAATAGAACCATTCTCTTATCGTGTATTGAAAGAAGATTGTTTAGATTTACCTGATAAAATTTATATTAGAAGAGAAGTAGAACTTACAGAAGAACAAACAAAACTTTATTCTACAATGAAACAAATGGCATTAGCTACTTTAAATGGAAAGTTATTAACTGCACCTAATGTATTAACTCAATTAATGAGATTACATCAAATAACCTGTGGTCATTTCAAATCAGATGATGGAAAGATACAGGAACTTAAAAACAACAGGATAGAAGAACTAATGTCTATTCTTGAAGAGACAGAAGGTAAAGCAATTATATGGGCCAATTACATTTATGATATTGAACGTATTGTTGCAGCTATTAAAAAAGAATATGGAGAAGATTCTGTTGTGCAATATTATGGTGCTATTAATTCAGATGAAAGACAAAAGAATATAGAACGCTTCCAAGATCCACGTTCCTCGTTTCGTTTCTTCGTGGGTAATCCACAAACTGGCGGGTATGGTATTACACTAACAGCGGCTAGTACGGTTATATATTATTCTAATGGTTATGATTTAGAGAAGAGATTACAATCAGAGGATCGTGCGCACAGAATAGGTCAAAAGAAATCTGTAACATATATTGATTTAATTGCGGAAAGGACTGTTGATGAAAAAATCGTCAAAGCTCTCCGCAAGAAAATTGATATTGCTTCCCAAATTATGGGTGAAGAATTGAAGGAGTGGATATAAATTTCCACTCCTCCTCATTGTAAGGGAACATTATTTTACGTCTACTTTAATGCCTTCAACTTCTTTTGGTTCTTTAAAACCAAGTTTAATTTTTAATAGGCCATCTTTCATTTCAGCTTCGTCAATTACTATATCTTTAGCAAGTTCAAACTGTTTGAAAAATTTTCTAAATGCAAGACCTTTTTGTACATAGTCTACATTTTTATCTTCTACTTTTCCTTCTATTGTTAAGATACCATCTTTAACTTCTACAAGTATATTCTCTTTATTGTATCCAGCTAAACCGATTTCTAAACCGTATTTACCTTTTGAGTATTTAATTAAATTCCAAAAAGGAAATGATTGTACTTTTGACCACGTGTCAAAAATATTTTCAAAGGTATCATCAAAAAACTTTGTTGATCCGTTGAATAGTTGCTTATTTAAATTATTAAAAACTTCTATGTTTGTCATAATTATCTCCTTTGTTAAAAGCAAAATTAATTAGGTCCATCCACATGATGCAACCTGGAAGATATATAATGATTTATTTTAAAATTTCAATAACCTAATTCATCATAAGCTTCATTTTTATTTGATGAATTTTTAATGTTATTGTTATTATCTATATTTGATTTTTCTCTTTTAATATGACCAAGA